GTAGGATCTTTGAAAACTCAGATGAGAATTAGAACAAGAACGATAAATATAGAGCCGGCGTCGTTCCCCACAACTACCTACCCAAGGGTAGAGTATAATTGTGCGGACGTGCCGATTCTATTCACGTCGCAAGCCGTGTCATCCACCATCTCAACCTTCAACTATAAAGTTGAACGGATTGAAGATGCGAAACCTACTGACCATAACAACCCCGTGTGGCATCGTTCGATGCAGGTCATCACTTCTGATGATCCGTATCCCACGAACTACTGGGGTGGTGTGAATGGTGGCGGATACTATACGTTAACCGGAGCTGGGAGAGTTCATAAACTTTCCCGATTCGGCAACTTAGAGTATTGGGCCAAAGGCTTCAACTTGGATAGAACCCTCACGGGTTATCCTAGTCCGAAGGGATGGGTTATCGATAAATCCTTAATCAACGAATCAGCTCTTATAGAAGACTGTTTTGAGAGAGCGAATCAGCTTAAGGCTGATCACTTGCTCAACATCGTTGAGGCCAATAAAATGTGGCCTACTATCAAGGAGCTGGCCCTAAGTTTGCCGCGATTAGCGGCTGCTTGGGGCTCGATCGGCTATTCGCCGACGGCAACCTTGAAGGAGGCCGCAAGTATCGCCGCTAATGCTACCCTTGCTTGGAAATTCGGCGTAAAGCCGATTCTCCAGGACATTGGGGCCACTATGCGGTACTTGCCTAAATTGGCCGAGGATATACAACGTGTAAAGGATGGCGACACTTGGCGATACAGCAAAGTTGCTGTTTGCAAAGCGTCGTACACTCCGCTCTTATATGCTGATAATATTCAAGCAATTAAGGGTAAGGGGTCCATTATGGACCAACCTGTTATACGTTATGTCTTAGTAGTGAAACCTAATAGTACTAACTATCATACAGACTTCTTTAAGAAGCTAGATTTGATGACTAGTAGGTTCGCGACGTCGCCAGCCAGCCTTGCTTGGGAGATAACAAAATTCTCCTTCGTTATAGACTGGTTTGTCGATCTTCGCGGTGTGCTAAGAGCAATCGATAATCTTCTCGGCGTTTCGCCGTATAAGGTTATTGCTTTCTCGAGGTCACATAGCTACAGGTTGAGGACAGATATAGAGCAATTCGATACAAAAGGTTGTACCGGACATGCTACTCTGCTTGACCAGAATAGTGGTTCAGTTGTGTTTTCACACTACGAACGGTCTCCTGTTTCCCAGTCGGCCTCTTGGCCGACTTGGAAGCCGCATTTCGGAAAAAGTCAGGCTGCAGTTTCTGCAGCTCTGATCACTCAGCAACTTTCGCGATTGCGAAAGTAAGCTAGTGCGAATGCGTAGTCAGCTCCAACTAGTGATAGTCGAAAGGTCATATGACATCTCAACATATCCATCAGTCACGAACGGTCTCCGTGTTTGCCTTATTGCAGCTGCTGTGCTACGCTCGTGAGAGACGTATGCAGTTAGCGCAAGAGGTTTACATTGATATGCACAAATGCATATATTGGATTCCGTTCACGGCGGATGAGATCTGCGAACTAGCCTATTGGCTGGATCGTGGATTCTCATACGACGAGAAACGCTCTGTGCTTAAGGGAGGTAATACCTCTCTCGAGCTTGAGCTTCCTCTCCGTGCCTGTATCGGAGCATAAAAGCAATAGTAACATAAACTACCATCATGAATGCCGATCTGACATTCAACACAATCGTGTTCAAGAAGTCCTTCGATGAGAAGGATGGAAGTGAACGCCGGTCGACGACTCGGGCTGTTAATACACCCGATCTGTTGATCATCAAGTCGCAGAGTTACGTCGATTCAAGCACGAAAGTGCCTGGAACGCGTTACACTGCTCGAGTTGATCGCCAAGATATTGATGCGAACCTTAGTCCGATTACAACGTCGGCTTACTTCGTCATCGCGGTACCCAAAACGGCAACCCAAGCGCAGCTCGACAATGTCGTAGCTACGTTTAAGGCTGTTGTTGCGGATGCCACGTTCGCGGCGGCTGTGCTGAACAACGAGAAGTAAGGGACTTAAGTCCCGAATCTTCCGTTGTTGATACAAATCAGATAGGCTGGATGGTACTCCATATATATGCACGTTATAGAACATACATACGTCAGCCTGCTAGCAGATGTGGCCCATCTATCTGGGTTCTCTGAAATACGAGGATCTTATGAAGGACTACATTGGTGCCTATATGAGGCGCCTAAGCTAGAGAAGTTAATATTGGGATCGATAGAGTCAGGCGTGATGCTTGATTTCGACAGGTTCCCAAAGTGGCTACATCGTCTCGTAGCTGGATCCTTAGTGGACCCAGTATTACTACGACTGGTGCGGCAGCTTCTTCTGTTTAGCTATAAAGCCTACGTTACATATGATACACAATCAACGCAAACTGCGTTTGAAGGATTCCTTCAAACGAACCACGAGATTGGGCAATACGGTAATGGACTGGCGAAAGCTAGTCCGGTATTGCTTGATCTTGCTCGTCGACATTGTCAAAGTGTCTTGTTCCGATTCCGTGAAAAAGCGTTAAAGCCTTCTCATGGTCCTGGAGCGGTAACCACCTCTAAGGAGAGGTGGCAACACCTATACTCTACAATAGAGTATTTGTACCCATATAGTGACTGGTATTCTCTCTATTTTCATAGAGATAGTGCCTGCCATTATGAGGACATGTTGCACTTGGACATCATTACAGCCAAAGTCATCGCTGTCCCTAAGGACAGTCGAGGACCCAGGCTTATATGTGTCCACCCTGCTGAGGCTATTTGGCTTCAACAGGGATTGCGTCGCGAGCTCGAGCGTGCTATCACGCTTGAACGGTTTTCGAATGGGCCATGGCCGAGAGGCCGTGTACAGTTCGACAATCAGGATGCGAACGGTTCGATTGCCCTTCACTCAAGTAAAACGCGGCGTTATGCCACGCTTGACATGAAGGAAGCATCTGACCGTGTATCCGATGTTCTTGTACAGATCCTCTTTGGGAGGAAGTACAAGTACTTCGGATGCAGTCGTGCTCAGGAGTTCGTTATACCTAAGATGGCTGGCTTTGCCAACGTCCGCGGTATGGTGAATTGCTACGCTCCGATGGGGAACGCAACTACGTTTCCTGTCCAGAGTTTAGTATTCTGGAGCATATGTGTAGCGTCAATGCAGTACCATGGGTTTCATCAACCCGGTGCTGTGTTTGTGT